GTTACTGGAGTTAATACATTAGGAGGTCTACCACCTACATCATCTGCTACACCGCGAGTTTTTGATTTAGGCGCTGCTGTATTAAGTGCAGCAGTCTCTTGGCCTTCTCCATATGATATTGAACCCATATTAAGGTTATCTGTTCTTGTAGAATATTTACCTGGACCTGATGGACCAGCTAGTGGATTCATCATTGACATACTAGTCCTCCTTTAAAGTTTCTAAGTCTTGCGAAAATTTTTGCCAAACTTTATCTTCTTGGCTTTTTTGATTTGAATGATAGACAGCTAACTGGTGTAAGTCATCTGCTAAAGCATCTATAGCCGATGCTATATTTAAAACGAATCCTGTAGCGATTACGAAGTAATCAGACGTTCGTACTGGGCGATTAAGATTATTATCGTTATTCACCCAGTACTCCTGTCATTAAAATAATTACGCCTTTGTTCCTTTGCGACCTGCTGGTGTGTAGCCGAACTTAACTTCTCCACCTGCTGGCTTGGCTGTATCCATCTTGCCCTGTGTAGGCTTGACCTCTACAGACTTTTGAAATGTTCCTTTTTTCATTTTCACCTCCTTCTATTATGCTGCTCCGCCAATGGAGGCGAGTAGTTGTGCGATGTCAGGTCTAGGTCCAGCAGCAGGGGCCTCTCCGCTTTGTTGTTGTTCAGTTGGCTGCGAGGCAGGAACGGGGGCCGTTCCTACTGCTGGAATACTAGATTGTTCTGGAAGTGCCGGTGCTGTTGGTGCTACCGGTTGTGGTTCTGGTGCAAATGCTTTTTCTATAATAGTTTCTAACTGGAAACCTTTTTGTCTGCCTTGTATTACTTCGGCAATTCTCGTAATGATTTGAGATGGGTCTTGACCTTGGGCAGCAAGCGCGGGAATAGCTTGTGCATACTGAGCAACAGCAACCCTAAGAGAATCACGCATTTCTTCAATGTCAACTCTTTGTTCTTCTTGCGTAACATTTAACTCCATTGGTATTTCTCGGCGGACATAATCACGGGACACTAACTTATCGCTACGCATTTGTAGTAATGCAATGATGGCACGGTTAGGATCCATACCAGACATAATGCCGTAACGTACATCTACGCCATACTCGCCTTTAATATCACGAGATGGTGTGTACTTCATTGTATAAGGTGTACCGTCATCGGTTCCCTTAATAGTCTTGGTCATATTACCAAAGACAACCTCATCTACTTCAAAGCAAAGTGAGGTTAACTCTTGGAATAATCTAGCAAACTGCGCTTGTGCTGCTTTAACTTGTGTATCAAAGCCAGCTTGTAATGCTTGAACTCCACGACCTGTAACAACAGAGGCATCAATATTACCTGAACGAGATTCAGGGTAGCGAGAACCTAATCTTAACTCACGCTCTAGTACACCTGACTCTGTAAATACTCCTGCTGGTAGTTCTAGTGGAACTCTACGAATACCTTGTGGATTAGCAGAACGCATAATCGCATCAGGTCCTAGTGCTAACTCCTGTACATCTTGTGGAATAGCAATAGGTGCTTGAATAGATTTCTCTGCTGCTTGGATCTGCAATACTGCAAAACGAGCACGGGCTAACTGAACGGATAGAACATCATCAAATTGTCCACGAGCTTCACCATCTAAGGATGAACGAAGTGCAACTCTTGCTAAACACTTACCGACTGGGTTAGGTGTATTAGATAGAACTAAGTTATTACGTTCTGGTATAAAAATTAAGTCTTGATCTTTATCGTGGTATCTAACGATAGATAGGTAAGGGGATGCGTAAGAATAAACAGTCTTACCAACTATCTGATCATAGAACTCAGGATATTGGGATGCGATACTCTCAGCATCGGATGCAATGATCTGTGATATAGATAGGCAACGACCAAATCTATCTACCTCTGGGTATACACCAAAAGGATTTAGTAAACGGATACGAGGATTGTTTGTCTCGTAATCCATTTCAATCATTGCTGGCAATAGACCGTAGGTATTAAAGTAATCAGCACCGGTATACATCTGGATCTGTAGATCAGATGATGATACGTAATAGTTTGCTATACGAGTTCTAGTATCAGCAGCACGGCGTTGGGTATCAGATACCATATTAGTTGCTGCACAGTTAAAGGATGGCAGTGGTGCCATTACCTCTGCTAGATCCCTTGCTGCTACATCTACAAAGTTTGCAACTAAAGGCTTTGGGTAATCCTCTGAGAACATAGCTGGATATACTTTTGATATATCACCTTGGCGCACAGAAAGAACATCACGCATACGCTGGTCTCTAGCTGCATAGCGGTTCTTCAACCGATCTATCTTTGAGACTACCTCTTTAGTTGATAACAATATTGCTCCTTAAATAAATGTGCGTTCCTTCTCAGCAAAGAGTTCATCAAGATTGACAACTGTTCTTTTGCTTTGTTCATACTTTGATAGGAATGGATTTTTAAGATGGTGTGTCTGATACTTACCATAGTTGAGCATCTCTCTTGCTCTGATCTCACAGAACCAAAGAGCCATTACCATATCTGTCTTACCCTTAGTCGTAGGAGACCAAGTAATTAACTGCTCTATTAGAGCCTTAATGTTTTCAGTTTGATCTGAAGGAAGGTGTATTAGATTATCCCTATGGTGCTTGCCATCAAATTGCTTAGTACCAAATAGACTAGCCATAGATGCAACACCGAAACCTGCATCCCATTTATTACTGCCGGTATGGTGTTCTTTAAACTGTACACCTTTAGATGCTAAGTGCATCTTGATACCTTCATCTTGTGTTAAGAAAGATTGAAAGGCGTTCTTCTCTACTATCCACTCACTAGGACCATACAAGGATGTCCAGTCAAATATTAGATTTCTAATAGCAGCAGGGCTAGGACGGGTAATCTTAATAGCATCTACAATATAGCGTTTACTAGTAGCTCTATCTATTGCATAACAGATAGCTGCGGTATCTCCTACCATTGCAGGATCTAACCCACAGATATAGGTAAAGCCATTTAAATCTCTTGGGTGTCCAGGATGACCTGCGGTTAATCTACCTGCCTTACGCATACCATCAATAGATCCACGAACACAGACTGGGTCAAAGGCCGCATCATCTGATATATCTTGTTGCTGGTAAATCAAAGCCCAGGTTGAAGCATCCATAGATTGGCGTTCGTTATATAGGTTACGCCCATTCCATCTAGGATAAAATCCTGTGACTGGATCTTTCTCTTCTTCCTTCTGACCATCAAATGCTTGATCTGATTGGGGCCATAAGGTGACCCACTCTTCAGGCTTCTCACTAGATTCTAATAGGGCTGGCATTGCAAGGTATGACCAAGGTACTAGGCCGCCAGGATATCTATCGTTGTTGCGTAGTTCTTTATATAGATCAACTGCTGCAACGCGGGTACCAATAATAATTAATTTACCACTAGGGTTAAGACGAGATCTTACATCTTGGGTTAACCACTTAATCTGTCGTTCAAAGTCATTAGCATTAGATAGAGTCACAGCATCATCTACTATGATCATATCGGCTCTCTTACCGTAGATCTGACCACCAATACCTACTGCTTCTATATTGGGATCCTTTTCAGATGATTCACGCAACTCATCCCCGAAGGTAACTCTGGTCGCTTGCCAGGAGGCGCTCTTTGATCTGAAGCCCACACCGGCAGCGTAAGCTGATTGTAGCTCCTCATATGAGGGGTGGGTTAATCTCTGCTTTATAGCGTATAAGAAATCTGCTGCAAGCCTTTGAGTTTGGGAAACTATAAGAACTCTAAAGTTTGGATTCTTACAGACCTGCCAGGTTACGTAGTCAATAGTGATAGTCATTGACTTGGCGTGGTTGGGTGGAATATTTAGAAGTATGCGGTTATTAGCAAGTCCTGGTTCATACTTCATAGAGGGGTGTAACCAAGAAGGTTTACCAACCTCAATCATATCTACTAAATTTTGTTGATGGGGGAATGTCTTATTCTTTAGGAAGCGGTCTCTAAATTGTGCAAAGGTAATCTCTGAGATATCTCCCAGTGCAAAGTTCTTATCCCTTAGACCTAACCTAGTTCTATCCATCTTATCGGCGAAGACACGATCTGATCTGCGGTAGTACTCATAGGTCTTTAATGATTTACCGGCTGAAGCACAGGCTTGCTCCACAGTCATATTCTCAGCTACACAACCGAGAATAATTCGCTTCGCGATATCTGCTGAGTTCTCAGCCATTAATCTCCTTGTGTATAAAACCTGTGGATAAGCGCCGTAATTAAAATCTTTGATTCATTACTAGGCTAGAAATAGGTTACTGGGT